TGTCGGCGTTCCATTACGCCACGCAGACGTGCAATCTCAGGTGCATCCATGTTTGCCTTAAAGTCTGCCATCAGTGTGTTGGCAACCTGCGGGTCAAGGAAGTCGGCGGGTGTATAGCCACGTTGCATAGCAAACAGCATGAAGTCATTAGCTCGGTCATCAGGTACTCCGTTGGTGTTAGCAGCTTCTTTCAGATTCATTTTTACCTGCATCTGCTGAGTGTTTGCCTGTGTCTGCTGTGCCTGTTGAAGAGCCTGTTGTCCCTGCTGTGCAGACTGGGCTCCGCCGTTCTGCATCTGTACAAGCATCTGCTGCATCTGCTGAAGTTGCTGTGCCATTTTCTGTATGGCCTGATTCTGTTCACGGAAGCCAGGCGGGAGCTTCAAGCCATTGTCACGTTCCCAATTAGCAAGGGCGTCATCAGCAGAAGGCTGGGCAGGTTCTCCTTCCTGACCGTCAGCAGGTGTCTGCTGTTTCTTCTCAACGTTGCCCATAGTCGGGTTCTTTGTGTATGCCTTTACAGCTTCCTGAAGGAACGAGGCAACCTCACCTGCCTTAGGTGTGTAGCCGTTCTTCTTTGCCTGTTCTGTGATTCGAGAAGCGAAGTCAAGCACATCTTTGTTGTCCAGCATACGGGAGTTCAAAGATGCGTAACGCTCCATTGTGTTAGCGATTTGTGCCTGAGTGAAGTGCTGAACATTACCGTCCTTCATTTTAATATCGTAAATATCAATTGGAGATTCACCTTCTCCGTCCTTTGGCTCACTCTGCTTAGTTGCTTGTTCAATCGCTGTCGGGCTTGGGTCAGCTTTAGGAGGTTCCGTAGGTACCTCGGGCTGAGGTGTAGCATCCTGCGGAGGTGTGGAGACAGGAGCTTGTTGACCTGCGGCTCCTCCTAAAAGCTGGTTAGAAATTTGGTTAATAATGTCTTGATCTGTACCGTCCATTCGTGTCTCTCCTATTCGTTAAGCGGTAATTGGTTCTCTAAAGATTCAAGAAGATTGTCGGGGTAGCTGAGAAAGCCATTAAGGGTGAGTAACGCTCCACGGCGGTAATCAATTTCATGGATAGACATTTCCGTCTTGGAGCCGAAGGCAATCGTGTGATCGTAGATTTGTTTTTGGATTTCCTCTTTAATAAGTTTCCATCCATCGGAATTAACAAACTCTTTTAAATACCCAACCTTCTTTACGATCATCGGGTCTACTGCCGTCAAATCATCCTTTGTCACTCGTCTCTCCTAAAAACATCTTTTGCTCAGCAAGTCTCCTTCTGAGAAGTCCCCTGAGTTTTATCCCGTTTGAATAAATCCACTTGGGAAACTCCAAAGCAGCTCCCTCGAAATCTCGTCTATTAACCTTCTTTAGCAACGTTGAAATTTGTAGGTTTCCCGCTCCAACATTGAATGCAAAGTCCGTTAGAGCCGAGAACTGATCGACATCTACTTCTGTTTTAACCAGCCTAGATACAGCCAATCCAGCTTTTTCAATGTCCTTTTGAAGAAGAGTTTCAGCTTCTTCTCTTTCAATGGGTTTGAACTTCTTTAGGTCTTCGTAACGCTTACGGGAAAGAAGATGTCCATACCCAATAGTCGGATACCCAACAGGGTCGTGGTATGCGTAAACAAGTCCGTCCTTTCCAAGACGTTCTAGTTTCTCAAACGGCTTTGCTAATGAAGATACTTTCTCGTGAACTTCATCTGGCAACTTACTCAATGGACTTACCCTTTAAGAATTGCTTTGCACTTCTTGCACCAAACCAATAGGAAAGGACAAGCGTCAGGACTGCAAGATCATCTTCAGACCAAAGAAGTTGTACGGTGCTTTCCAACGGCATACCGTTTTTCATAGCCTCAAGGTACAAGCCGTACTTCACCAAGCAGTACATGAAGATCATGCCGTAGGTAACAGCGGGTCTTACCAGCGTATTGAGAACGTCCAATAGAGCGTAGATAAAGAACCCTGGAACCATAATGATCGGGGAGTACCAAGCTCCTTCCGTCCATTGCCGAACGGTATCAACCAGTTGGATTCCAGTTGTCGGAGATTCCCGATGGATGGCAACTGTCTCGTTAATGTCTGCCATTGCACCGATCTCGTCCATGCGATACAGGTGCTCCTTCTCAGCCTGTTCAACACGAAGGCGGAACATCTCCAACTCGTGTTTATCGTCCTGATGACGTTGGTAGGTCTTAATAACCTCAGGAATGAACGGGGCTAAGAAGCCGAATATGGCAGACAGAATTGATAGCATGATGTTTACTTAAGGAATACTTGCAATAAGGTGAAACCTAAGGAGAGGACAAAAGCCACACCCCAAAGGCGATTAACGATCTTCTCCAACTGAGAGGAGATACTTGCACATTCAGCTTTCACCTCGGACAATCCTTTTTCGAGATTCTCGATTCTTCGGCTGTGAGAATTATTTCGTTCTTCCTGTCGTGTCAGACGTTCCATGAGCTCGGTAAGGCCGTCGAGCTTGTGGTTGATCTCGGCTAGGTCTTGTTTCGTAACTGGCTCCATTAGTCTTCATCATCCTTCCCTTTAACCTTGTTCTTGAGGCCAAGGACTATTGCAGAAATAACGTCTGCGACTTCCGAATACTTTCCCTGAGAAAGTACGGCTAACGCTCTACGAGCTTGATCGTTGGTGATCTCAATCTGAATCTTGTTTTTCTCCATTGGTTCTCCTAGGTAAAGGCAATAATGTCGCCTCTTGCTCGTAACTGTCCTTCGCAATAAGCGTCGCCATGAATGGTTGGGTTAGTGTCAGGAAGCGGTGTATAGCCCAAAGCTCTAATAACCTGTTCCTTTGTAAGGTTTCCGTCCCACGTAAGGTTCTTTCCGTTGTAGGTAATTCCGTTAGGACTAACCGTAAATGTGTTATTACCTGCTTTGATTGTTACAGGGCCGTTTACCGTACCTCCTGTTGCAAGGTCGAGGTAGTCGGCCTCTTCCAAACGGTTGTCAACATAAGATTTTGTAGCTACTTCATTGCCTGACTGTGGATCTCGTGAGGTATAGAGAGGCCCTGTCATTGTTCCACCGGCTACATCCAAGGGAACATAACCTAAGCCGTCCTCCTTCTTGTCGTCGAGTTCTTTGACAAGACGGTCAACGTACTGCTTGGTCGCAGCATGAAGCGGAACTGTCGGGTCATCGTTCAGCGTCAATGGCTCGACCATCTTGATTGCCTTACAGCCGTTGTGATTCTCTGTGGCAAAGTCACCAAGCTGGAGCGTTTCTCTCATTTCAGCAGGGTTTCTATCGTCCAAAAGCTGTCGGGCGTAAGGTGTCAGCGTACATAACGCAGAAGAATTGTCACCTGTAAAGAATACTAAGGAATCTGCTGTAGGCGTTACCTGAGATAATGCACCTAATGAAGGAGCACCGACCAGCGCAATGAACTTTTGTCGATTCGGCAACAGCGCTGAAGTGTGATCTTCTGTACAAATTTGAACGATGTTCTCGATAACTACATAGTCCGTAGCGTGGTAAGCAGTATTAGGTGTCCAGTTTCCACGGAACTTTGCAAAGAAAGCTCCTGTGTTCTGCCATCCTTCTCCATCCTCGTCATACTGACCAGCTCGAATCTGAAGCTGGAAGTCCCCTCCTACACGTAAGCGAATGAAGTCAGGTCTTACGTGGCCTGTGGTATCTGAGAAAATCTCCTCCAACAGATCATAAACTGGACGACTTCCGATTTCACACGCCTCAAGATACGCATCTAGTTCGTGATCTCCCGTTTTTGCGGAAAGGAATCGTAGCTGTTCACCAATCGGTTTTGTTTCTGCCATTACATTGCATCCTTCATGGGAACAAGGTTCCCTTTCATAACTTCCTGTTCGATTTGTTCCTGCGGCATGACGGAGGATTGACCACGCATCTTCTCCATAATTGCCATCTTCTGAGACGGAGTAAGTCCTTCACGAGCTTGTCTCTTTTGGTCGATCTTGAACTGATCAATATCAGGAACACCCATAGCTCTAATGGACTCTTCAACTAACCTGCCCATGTCGTATTCCATCTGCATACCGGCCTGACCTACAACCTGCATGATTTGCAACCATGTTTCAGGAGAACGTGTCGGTTCAACCGGAAGTGTTCCGTCAACAACGAGGTATTCAACCTCGCCTTCCAACATATTCTGGTCAATATCAACGTAACCATCCTCAGCCATAGAAGCGAAGATCGTGTTGGCATCTGTCTCGGATACTCTCAACGACGTATTAAAACGCAACGCATCCTGCACGTTGCTTACCATCATTCGGACGATAGGACGTATTGTCGTTGCAGAAATAATCCGAGACAGAACGCCAAGCCTTTGGCTACCCAACTGGGTTAATCGTGAGATTTCAGTGGCGGAACGGATACCGTCGGATGTCGGCATACCCTGCTGAGCATCTGAAGCGGCAGAAAGTCTCTGCTTCATATCTCCTAAGAGCTGAATATCCTGCCAATGTCCACGAGTAACGTCTGGTATCTGTGCGATCTGAATGCCGTCTCCAGGTTTTGTTCCGGGCAGAGTTCTAACCACGCCCCAGGGATTACGGTTGATAAGGTCGTGAACCGCTACACGTTGCGGGTCAACGAAGATAAGGTTGTTTAAAGCGGACTGTACGTTGTCAATGCGAGAACGAAGCAGCCAAGTGCCAAGGTTATGTAAAGGCAAAAGCAGATCGTAAAGGGATTGCTGATGTGTCTTATGACTGTCAAACCCAAATCCCCCAATCGCACACGGAAAGCTCTGACCATACGGATTAAGTTGACAACGAATAACGAAACGCTCGTCCAAAATCGCCACAACCATCCACACTTGTCCGAGTCCTGGCATTCCGATGTCTGCTCCGTTGAAGACAATCCAGGCTTCGTCCACGACATGACTCTTGCCCACACGGAAGTAGCCCACGTCGTTACTATCGTTAATCTCGTTTTGATTGATATTCCATCCATTGCCTTCCTCCTTGTGCCACGTATGGCTTCTCCAACCAGCGCATTCAATGTCGTTCTCAAGCATCCGAGGATATTTGATTAACTTCGGATAGAGACCCGTTCTTACCAAGGCTGAACCTGAGGCGTGTTC